TTAAACGGTGTTTAATCAATTCCTAAATAGAAGGCTGCGGCTCCAAAAATTTCAGTGAAAACAGCACATAGAAGCGGTCTCCTTCGTAGCTTTCGTACCAGTCCGGTTCTGCCGGCATGTCCTGATATAACATCTTGTAAGTCCGGTAATTCTTTACATTTATCGTAAGCATTCCGGAGGTGATCAGTGTCATCATACGCTGGTATTTGTCCAGGCGGTCAGCAGAGGAGGTTCCACGAAGCCAGAACTGCAAGGTCCGTTCGATGCTGCTCAGTTTCACGTCCGGATTCTGAGGAAGTTCTACCCCTACCCGTTCCCGAAAGTCGACGGTGGTAATGTCCTTTGCCTTTGGCATTCGAAGCAAAGCATCCATGTTCACGTGTCCGCCTTCTTCCGTCTCACCGAGGAAAGCACCGTATTCCGTCCATGCGTCTGTTCCGTTGATTAAAAGAAATCCTGTCAGGTCCACTTTTCAGTTAATAATTAATAGTTAAAAATTAAAAGCTACTTCAGCTGTATTCCGTTCAATTTCATATCACTTAAAATATCGTGTATCTCCACCAGGTGTGCCGTATGTCCGGCTATGGTGGCCAGCGTCTGGCTGTCCTGCTTCTGCGTGTTGCGGATTTCCTGCACAAACTTGTCCGTATTGGCCAGATGCGTCTGCATGTTTCGTCCTATTCCTTCAAAAGTGGATATGCTGTCCTGGCTCATGGTGGTCAGCGCACCGCTGCTGGGAGACTGACTGCTGCCAGAATTCTCCGATGAAGTCCATCCGAAATCTTTCATTATCTGTTCCCTTTCTGCCAGCATATCATTAATAATATCCTGATATTTGTTTCTTAATATACCGGCTTCATCTTTGGTCAGTTCACCTCCTGATTCTGCTTTTGTAGCCCATGTGTCATATAATTCCTGAATTTGCTGTTTGTATTTTCCAGCAATCAGAGAAGAGAATATGGCGTTCTGAAGGTATTTTTCAAAATTGTCTGCAAAATCTTGGTTGGTAGCATCCAAATCCGACAGCATGCTAACAAAGCTGCCACGGAATTCATCAAAGCTAACCCCAGTATATGCTTCTTTCTCTTGATTAGCAATCTCCTTCAACTGTTCGCTATACTTGTCTATATTCTGAATGTAGGTCACAAACTCAGAGTTGACAGCAGTCAGTACCGACACAAACTTTTCGTCCTGAAGAACTTTACCTATGACATCTTCATCCAATTTTATCACGTCACCAAATCCCTGTATATTTGCTCCAGTAAGCTGCGAAAGCCTTGCCCAATCCTGCGCACTCATTCCACGGTTTACCCGGTATCCAAGAGAGTGACTACCAATGCTTGCACCGCTGCCTGACAAAGCTTCCATCAACTGCCTCTGGCGTTCAATCTGCACGTCAACTAATTGTTTCGCTTCCTCGGCTGCTTTCTGAGCTTCTATTCCGTAGTCGATGTCAATGTATTGCTGTTTCTTGGAAATAAGCGAATCCCATATATCAATCAGCCCTTCATACTTTGATTTCAGATTTTCATATCCGGAATAATCAGCACCTCCGAAACCAAACAGTCCGGCTATGGTGTTACCTATACCAGTCAATATACTAACTGACCCTGTAATAGCACTGAATGGTTTTGTCAAATCAATGCTTTCCAGTCCGCTCATTACCTGACTGACTCCGTTCAATGTCTCACTCACCGCTTCCGGAACTTTTACGCCAAAGTTTCCTAACATATCCACTATGTCGTTTCCGGCATTGACGATTGCCATTCCTTTCTGTCCGATAGAATTTACCGCATCCGTCAGACTCTTCTGTGCACTGTATCGTTTATCCTGGGCAGCACGAAGTCTTTCCTCCGCTTCTGCCTGAGTAATCAGCTTACGTGTAAGGGTTCCGGTTGCTTCGTCATATTCTTCCACGATAACACTTCCGCCTACTTGTGCCTGTTGAAGAAGGTTCTGAGCAGAACGTACCTCATCCATCGCAGACTTGTAATCTTCGTACCCCTTCTTCATCGTTTCGAACGGGGAACGGTCGGCCAGCTCGGAGTCTATCTCATTGAAAGCATCCATTACCTCCTTGTAAGATTCGGGGCTGATGTCATCGCCTATTCCTTCCAGGTATTGTTTCAGCTTCTCACGAAGGCTTTCCAGTGTATCAGTAGACACACGTTCCAGGTCACCGAAAATCTTGTCCCAGTCCATCCCTTTCTTCATTTCCTCAAAGTCCAGGCTGGCCAGCTTGTCGTCACGTTCACGGGTTAATACGTCGGCCTCTCCTTCTGTTTCCGCAGCGGCAATTTTCCGGGCATAATCCATTGCAATGGCCAGACGCTTCTCCTGATACGTTCCGTATTGTTTATTGTAGTCGATAAGGCTCTGCGTGGCCTTGTCGCGATATTCCTGTTCAATCTGATATATCTTTTCGTTATACACCTGTTCTGCCAGCATACGGTTGGTGTTTGCCGTATTCTTTACATCGTCGTACTGGCTCTGTGGGATATTGTCACCCTGCTTGCGTGCCTGATCCATTTTGGCTATTGTATCCCGTTCCTGCTTGTCAATGTCGGCAAGCTGTTCATCATATTCCTGTCTAGCCAAAGCCTTTCGTTTGGCGAGTCCTTCCATCATAATTTGCAGACGGAGTTTTTCTGTAGTCTGCTGTGCTTTTACGCGGGCATCGGCAAGCTGGGAGGCGTAGTCGGTTTTCTCTTTTTTACCGGTTCTACCGCTTCCTCCTGAAAAATCGGTTGTCAGTGCAGCCACGTCAATGCCCTGTTCTATTTCTTTGTTGTGTTTCTGTAACTGGTATATCTGATTCCGGTATTCCGCTATTACTTTGTCAATTTCATCTACACGTCCGGACGCAGCACCCACCATCATCTGTGCCCCGCTATACAGGTCGGGATTCTGTTCACGATCTATAGAATTTCTCTTTTCAATCCGTTTGTCCAGTTCCTTTTGTGCGGCATCTCTTTTTACATACTCCTGTGTAATTTTCTGTTCCAGACCGATGATTTTCTCATTATTTTCATCCAGGAACTTCATAGATGCACGGGCACGTGACGCTGCCAGTATGGAAACAGTAAGACGTTCATAGGCATCTGCCGACTTACCCAGCATAATATTTTCGTCAGACATCTTGCTGAAATAATCCGGATATTCCTTTTTTAAAGCCACGATGGCTTTCTTGCGTGTTTCTGTACTTTCCGCTTCATCGGTCGCAGCATTATACAGCACACGGAGGCGGGTGATGCTGTTCTGGGCTTCCGCATTCCCTTTACTCAAGGCTTCCTGGTATCTTTCCTGCGATTCTGAGAGTGTTTCCAGTGAATCCGAAAAAGAAAGTGTCTTCTTTATCCACTGACCAATTTCCTTTCCATATACAATTCCCAATGAAATTAGAGCGATTAAGGCTGTCTGCGGGGAAAGCAATGCTTTTCCAAGCTGTTTCCATACCGGCACACCCTTTTGTCCGGATGCAGCAAGAAGTTCGTTCTGCTTTCGCACATCAGCAATGGCATCTGCCAGCATAGGAAGGTTGTTTGAAATTGCCAGGATAAACATCTGCGGACCCATGGCAAGCGAAGGAAGTTCTCTTGCTACCTGGCTGAACTGCATCTTCAGGTTGTTTGTCTTACGGGTAACGGCTTCTGCGTCGATGTCGATTGAAGGAGTTTTTGCAACCTCCTCTTTGGTTTTCTGCAAGTCTTTCAGTCCGGCCTTCAATCCATTAATCTGGCCCGTCAAAGCCTGCACGTTTGCAGCCTCCTGAGTGTAGTTTTTTCCGGCCTGCTTGTTCGCTTCAAGCTGTTTAATCTGCTCGGCGCGTACCAGTTTCAATGCGTCAATCAGTTTCTGAGTCTGATTTTCCACATCATCCACATTCTTGCCAACGCTCTGTAGTCCGGCCTTGGTCAAGTCTTTCATGAATATTTCCAGTTCAACAGGTACTGCCATTTCTTTAATTGATAATTGACAATTCAAAATTGATAATTGTCAGTCCTTTACCGCATAGTTGGTAAAGAACTCCATCGGGTTCATTCCCTTTGTCGTGTTCGTATTTTTTTTGTATGTGTGACTGTTTCTTTTTTTCTCACGTTCCTCCATTTCACGGATTTGCTGCATCAGGTCCGGTTTCTTCGGAGAAACCCAGTGAGGCATGTCTGCCATCATGAGCTGAAGTGTTACTACATTTACCTTGTCCAGAATATAGTCAATGCTCCAGCCTGTTTCCGTGGCAATCTGACCTACTACGCCGAAAAGGCTATGCGAAGGTTCCGTATGTCCCTTCTTTAACTCCTCTTGTCGTTTGCGCTCTCGTTCCGGCTCGCTAAGGGCTGCATCTTGTTCAGAGCTGCTGCCGATGCGATAATAATCCCGAAAGACGTGGTAGATGTACTGTTCAGCACCTGTCGCCAGGCTGATGCAAGTTCGTCGGGTGTCATCAGTTCCCGTAGCATCCATGCCACCATGCGGTTCAGCACTCTTCCCAGTACAGGCCCTCTCACAATTCCGTATGCTACAATGCGGCTGATGTCATTCCCATGCAGGAAGACAAACCGGATACGCTGGTCCAGGTCGTATGCGTCATATTCTTCAGGAGTCACCCCGATTCGGAGATAACGCTTGCTGATTCGTATCAGACTGCGTGTGGTAGGTGTCTTCATCGTAATGCGGAACGGACGTTTCCGAAGTACCGTATGAAGCGGCAGGCTGATTCCCCCGTCACTGAGGGAGATGCCTGCCAGCAGTTCAATATCTTGTGCATTCATCCTTCTGCATCTTCGGTTGAATCAACAGCATCAAAATCTTCTGTGCCAGGAGGATAAGTACGATAACGTCTATCCTTTCCATCGGTGGGTTTCAACATATCTACACGGATACCCATTGCCAGTACATTCTGCATATTGATGCCGTTCTGGAAACCGTTACGGCTCAGACGTGCATTGAATATGCGGAAACCGTGTCCGGAGTGCATGATAATAGTAAGTACACCATTTGCTATCATTTTTGCAGGTGGTGTATAAGAACCGTCCGCTCCAGCTTTTCCACCGAACACATCCACCATACTCTGCGCATTCAGCTGGATAAGACTCATTGTAAACGCGTCACTTCCCGGATTGGTCATGATGCTGTCTACCGGTCCATCAGCCACCTGCGCAGCCATCACATCAAGGAAAGTCGGTGCATTGCCTGCAGGCTGCATCCCGTTTGCATCCAGCCAGCCCAGCGTCTTTTCCTGCGAACCAGAGCCGGAAGCCTTGAACTTAACGGCGGCCACGCCGTACATCAGTCCGTTGCTTGTATCTGCCATAATATAATATTATCGTTTTTAATCGTGTTTTAAATATCGTTTAATCAGTTGCCAGATAAAGAAAATTCCCAGTATGGTCAGGGCTGTTCCTGTCAGCCATCCCTGCACTCCAGGGTGTGTTTCTTTCACTTCATTACTCACAGTTTCATCGCGTATGCGGTGGTCTGTTTCTGTACGAGTCACGGTCACCTGTCTTCCTGTACTGTCGGCTGTTGCCGTGACGTTCACGCCACCTTCTCCGTCCGATTGTATGTCAATACTCAGACCGTCGTTCCGATAGCTCAGCCCGAATCCGGCAGGAAGTTTACTCAGTTTCAGCCACTGATCCGCACTCACTGAGCAGGTCGCCGTCCTCTTCGGGACCGGCTCGTAAGTTGTTTGCTCGGTTACGCTCGTTCGGAGGCTGTCCGAGCGGACGGTGGCCGAGCTGGCCTTTCTGCTGCTGGCGCAAGAAGATAATGACAGGACAGCGGTCAGCATACTTGCAAGTATGTAATTTGCGTAAAGCCGTTTCATGGTTAATATTTCTTTCGTTTTGTTTTCTCAGTTGTTTGCTTAATTCGCGTACGGTGGCACTCAAATCATCGTATAGAGTCTTGTAAGTGCCTTCGGTTTCTTTCACTGCACGGACCTGGTATACTTTTCTGTCACGCCACCAGGCAATGGCAGTTACCAGCCAGCCGGCAGGAGCCAGCCAATCCATGAGTGGCTGTAACAGGGTCCAATCCATAATGCTCTACTCTTTTTTAAACAGTGCTCCGATAGCCTTAATCACATCATAGAATCCGCATCCGCTGAGTCCCGCCGCGAGTCCGTAAATCAGCACCTGCCACCAGATATAGCCTGTAAGTAACGGAGTGAGTTGCAACAGCCAGACAATAATACATACTACCATGCCCACACCGCATGAAACCAGAATTTTGGACAGTTTGCTTGAGGAGATAGCCGGAATAACTTTCAGAATCTGTGTCACCAAGGTAGAAACCAGGGCTACGATTCCGGTAAAGCTTCCCAGGTCGATAAGGAACGATGTTTCAGGTTCTGCAGCCGGAAGTACGGTCTGCGCAAATGAAGCCAGTGTTGTAATCAGACACAGGCAAAAAAATAAGATAATCCGTTTCATTTTGTTGTGCTTTATTGGCGTAGCATTTGGCATACTACGCCATGGTTATAGTTTCAATATTTGTTTCCGGTTGTTTCCGTCGCGCTTGTAAGACACATGCACCCACGAAAAATTCTTTTCGTCAATCAGCTGGTCGAAAGGCAGATTCTCACGAATGTACTCAAAGAGTTTCCGGTTCTCTTCCCTGCTTCCTGCCGTAATGTCGGCAGCCTCCCCTTTCAGATGCTGGCTACTTGCCTTACCTCCTACCAGCCGGTTCAGTTGCGGACAACGGTACCCTGAATTGACGGTAATAGGTTTTCCGTACCATTCACGAAGAGGGTCAAGCACATTGTCGGCAAGAGCTTTCAGATTACCCGCCTCCTGAAGAGGCGGTGTATTCTTGATTCCATGAGCGTCGGCAGTGGTACTGGCACAAAGTTCACCCATTGTAAAGTGTTTCATACCTCATTCCTCCTTATGCTTCAAGTTCCTCACCGGCTGCAGGGTCTTCCTGTAACTTTTCTTCCAGTCCGCTCACGCCATTCTCTCCTCCATCAGACATAGCCATGGCCATTTTGGCAGCTTCAGCTTCGCGTCTGGTCTCAGCCCAGTTCTTGTCAGGTTCTCCGCTTTGGTCGGATGTCTGTGCAGTAGAACCGTCATAACTGTAGATGGCACCGATAGCCTCCATCTTTTTCGGAAGTACGATGTAGTAGTGACGGAAGTTCACTTCGTTCTGCTGGTAGTCCGGGTTGGTCTGTGCGTCGCGGTAATACATCTTGGTGCTACCCTGTGCACGGAACACACGCTTGGTGTAGAAGCAGAAGGATGCCTGATGGTCAGTGCCCGAAGGCGAATTCTTAAACGGAACTTTTGTGCCTTCCTTGGTGAAGTACGGACAGTTCTCAAATTCGTACACCTCGAATCCGTACATGTTGGCAATCTTTCCGGTTGTGTAGTTGTAATACTGGTCACGGAACTTCTGGTCGTCTTCCAGCAGGTCGTTCACGTGGTCTGAGCAAAGCACCAGACGGCGGCCTGCGGTGGGAACCTGCAAGGCATCCAGCTTGCGTTTCAGTGCGATAATATCCTTTCGGGTACATTTCTTACGTCCGTTGTCATCTTCACCGGAAGTTGGCACTACCGGAGTTTTTGCCGTATTGCTGTTCGGAGCCAGCGCATGGGCCGCTTTCTTAAACTTGGCGATGGTGATAGCATCGCCGTGACGCTCAATCACGCTTCCCATCTTGTCGTAGGAGATTGCAAAAAGCTGGTCGTCGGATACGGGTGTCTTCTTCGTCTGAAACTTGTCAAGGCCCAATGCAATATCTCCGTCTTCCAGTTCCTGTGCGGCAATGGGATACGTGGTGTTGTTAATCAGCACGTCCGGGTCGCCGCCCACATCTACCAGGTGTACCACTTCGTTGTTCACCGCAGCCGAATAATCGGACACACCATCCAGGAATGAGGCGGTCATGCCCCCGCGAAGCTGCTTCACCAGCTCACCCGTCCAGACTTCTGTATAAACACCTTCCAGGGCTGCACCTTTCGGAAAGAACTTGCCCAGTGCTATCGGTAGCACCACGCCCACAATCAGCCCCCAGAATCCTGCATTCGGAATTCCAAGGCAAGCCAGGATAACGATACTCATCAGCACATTCACCAGTGTGCCGGTTACGAATTTTACGATTTCTTTTCTCATGTTCGTGTTTTAATTTGTGTTCAACAATCAGTTAAGTTCCGGACAGTCCACACCGTATTCAGCCTTGTACAGCCTGCGGTACTGCTGTGGGTCGTTCTTTCGCATCAGTTTCAGTTCCTCTGCCGGAACTTCGCTCAGTTTTTTCCAGTCGCCGGTTGCCGTCGGCGAGGTATCGCGGTTCAACACCATCGACGGCTTTACTGTGCCGTGCATGGCTTCTAAGGTCAGTTTCAGGCTTTCCTGGCCAACTTTCTTTCCCAGCTCGATAAAGTGAGCTTTCTTCCCGGATTCAATCTTTCCGGCAGTCACGGCATCCTCCACCAGCGACGTAATACCTGCCAGTCGTAAGGTGTCAAGCTCCTTTTCCAGTTTTTCTTTCTCGGTACGCAGGGATGTGTTGGCCGCCTGGTAGCCGAGCAATACGTTAATCTGTTTCTGCACTTCCTGCAGTGTGGCGGTATCCGCCAGCCCCAGCATCAGGGCGATGGTTTTCAGTTGTTCGTTCATTGTCTGTAAAGTTTGGTTTTCATTAAAGCTTTCCTTCAACAGCGGCAGGTCGCATCCGCCTCCTGCATCCAGCCTGATTTCCCGCCCCTCGTATGAGAGCCGGATGTTGTCGTCGTTTCCGCCGATGTCCACCATGCTGTATTCCATCAGCTTGCAGCGGGTTACGGTAGGACGGGTTTGTCCGGGTTTCAGCAAAGCAGCATCTTCGCTTGTTTCCAGTATCTCGAAGTTGGGCGAACCCATACGTAGCGTGCCCTTTTCCCATTGCTGCTTTGCCAGACGCGATTCTTCGCGTACCTCATCAAACCAGGGTTCGCCGGTCACTTCTCCATCCGCTACGCGTATATCCTTTATCATTCCTATTACCACGCCCCGCTGGTGCATCCAGAGCAGTACGGGATTCCGGTTAAACTGCGTCAGGTCGATGCCTTCGGTACGGATCCACGTGCCGTAGCAGTTCAGCGTTTCGTTCGATATTCTGATTCGTTTTGCCATTTTTCCGTTCGTTTGACGCAAACTTACTCTGCCTTTCCCGTCCGGGCAAAAAAGTGTGTAACGGTTGCAAAGAAGTATGTAAATGATGCACTGTTCTCTGTAACGGTTGCACCCCTTTTTCGTGGATGCACGAAAATGGATGAACTTTGTCGTAAACGAATATTAAATACAAGGTAAAACATGGCTAAAAACGACACAAAACAGGAGCTGGCACGGGTGCTCTACATGAGCGGACTTTCGCAGGAAGAGATTCTTCAGAAAGTGGAAGTGAGCCGTCAGACGCTCAGCCGGTGGATAAACACCCTGGGCTGGAAAGAGATGAAGGCGGCACGCAACATTACCCGTCCGGAACTGGTGAACAAGCTGCTGTCTTCCATCAACTCCCTGCTCGACAAGGCAAACGAGCCGGGAAATGAGGATATGCTGGCCAGCCTGGGCGACAAGCTTATCAAGACGGCCACCGCCATCGAGAAACTGGAGAAGAAGGCCAGCGTGGTAGACCGTATCGATACGATGATCGACTTTGAGAATTGGCTGGCGGCAAACCGTGACAAGTATCCCCAGCTGACCAACGAACTGTTCCAGCTCGTAAACCAGCTGCACAACGATTACCTGAATGAACTCTTCGCCCAGAAAGGAGGCTAAGCATGACGGAACAGGAAAAGAAAGAAGCCCTGAAACGATGGCAGGAACACTGCAAGCGGGTGGAACGGATGACCTCGCAGGAACGGATGGAAACCGAAGCGGAACGCAAGCGGAACATCGCCCGTGCCCTGAAGGACTACGACTGTTTCTGCCAGCGCTACCTGTCGCATTATTGCCAGTGTCCGAATGCGAAATTCCATAACGAAGCTGCACGCTACATCGCCTCTCATCCCGAGCTGCGTCTGGTCTGCAAGTGGCCGCGCGGTCATGCCAAGTCGGTACACCTGGACATCGGCATCCCACTCTGGCTGAAGTTCCGGAGCGAACTGCACGTCATGGTACTGGTGGGCAAGAGTGAAGACAGTGCCGACGGTCTACTGGGAGACTTGCAGGCAGAACTGCAATACAACCAGTACCTCATCCGGGACTTTGGCGAACAATACAACAGCGGCATGTGGCAGGAAGGCGAGTTCGTCACACGCGACCAGTGCGCCTTTTTCTCCAGAGGCCGTGGCCAGTCGCCCCGTGGTCTGCGTTTCCGGGAGATGCGTCCGGACTACATCGTGGTGGATGACTTGGACGATGATGAAATGTGCCGGAGTGAGGCACGTGTACGTGAGATGACCAACTGGATAAAAGAAGCTCTGTTCGGCTGCTTCGGCGGAAAGGACGGGCGTTTCATCATGGTGGGTAACCTGATTGCAAAAAACTCCGTGCTGCAGAAAATCATTGACACGCCGACCGTGAAGACCATCGAAGTGAATGCCATCGACCGCAACGGGAATCCTGCCTGGCCGGAGTTCTACACCATCGAAAAGCTGCGCGACCGCGAGCAGTTCATGGGTTACCGCTCGTTCCAGAAGGAATATATGAACAACCCCATCACCGAGGGAGCCGTGTTCCAGGAACGGTGGATACGCTGGAGACGGATGCTGAAACTTAAATATTACGAGCAGATTGTGCTCTACATCGACCCTTCGTGGAAATCCTCCGGAAAGAACGACTACAAGGCTGCCGCCATGATAGGCCGTCCCAGGCGCGGATTGAAAACCGCCTCACACCGGGAACTGCATCTGCTGCGTGCCTTCTGTCGTCAGTGCAGCGTGGGCGAAATGGTGCGCTGGCTCTACGATGTCTACGAATCACTGCCTGAAGATGCGGCGGTCAGCATCTATATGGAAGCCAACTTCATGCAGGACACCATCCTGGATGAATTTCAGCGTGAAGGCGACGCACGTGGCTACCAGCTTCCTATCATGCCGGACAAACGGAAGAAACCCGACAAGTTCGCCCGTGTGGAAGCCGTCAGTCCGCTGTGGGAACGTGGATACTTCTTTTATAACGAAAAGCTGAAGGAAGATACCGACCTCCGTGCCGGAATTGACCAGACGCTGGCCTTCGAGCAGGGAAGCCGGGCACACGATGACTTTCCGGATGCCTGCGAGGGTGCCATATATAAACTACAGAAACAAACCCGTGAGGCTTCGTTCACACCCCGGCTTGGCGTGCGGCGTCCTCCTAAGAATGCCTGGTAACCAACGACAGCTTTTACCTATTCATTTTCATTATTAATAATTCATTACACACATGTTTATCACCGAACAAGACTACATACAGGTCAGTGCCGATGCGCTGAGAATCATCCAGCAGGCCACGGACGACAACCGCCTGCTGGCCGAACGCCGTGCCATGGACCGGATAGCCAGCTACCTGGACGGACGTTATGACATGCAGGCGGCCTTCACCGCCGAAGGCGAAGCAAGGAACCTCGACCTCGTGGGACTGGTGGCTGACCTGGCACTCTACTTCATGGTGCTCAGCCTGCCGCAGAAGATGGGATATGAAATCCGGAAGGAACAATTTGAAAACGCCATCGCCTACCTGGAGAAAGTGCAGGCAGGCAAAGCAGTCATGAACCTGCCCGAACTGCAACCAACGGGCGAGGAAGGAGAACAGACCGGAGCCGGCATACGTTACGGCTCCGACAAACGTAACAACTATATCTGGTAACGATTATGGCAAAGAAACCGAAAATAGAATATCTCAACCGGATGAATGCCGCCGAAAGACGGCGCATCAAGGAAATGAGCATCAAGCTCCAGTTGCTCACCGAAGCACTGACACGGCGCGATCTGGCCGACTGGCGGCGTGCATGGCAGATGGCCATCAACGTGGACAACCCGAACCGTACACGTCTGCTGAACCTCTATACCGATGTGGATGCCGACCTGCACCTGACCGGATGCGTGCAACAGCGAATGGGATTCGTGCTGAACAAGAGTTTCAAGCTCTGCGACGTGAAGGGTGTAGAGAATCCGGAACTGACGGAACTGCTGGAAGCTCCCTGGTTTAAGGAATTCATGCGGTTGGCATTAGAAAGCACATACTACGGCCATTCACTCATCGAACTGGGCGACGTGGTGGAAGTAGACGGACGGATGGCCTACAACCGGGTCAACCTGATTCCCCGTACTCATGTCATTCCCGAATACGGAGTCATCATCACCCACGAAAACGACACCTGGCAGGTGGGCTACGACTACCGGAACAGTGAGATGAAAGACTGGTGCATTGAGGCAGGCGGCACGCATAATCTGGGCCTGTATCTGAAATGCGCCCAGCAGACCATTCCGAAAAAGAATATGTGCTCGTTCTGGGATATGTTCGGAGAAATATTCGGCATGCCGCTCCGTGTGGCTACCACCACCAGCCGCGACCAGAAGGAATACGACCGCATTGAGCGCATGCTGCGCGACATGGGAGCAGCTGCTTACGGACTGTTCCCCGAAGGTACTACCGTCGACCTGAAGGAAAGCACCCGTGCCGATGCGTTCAATGTATACGACAAGCGCATAGACCGCTGCAACTCGGAACTATCGAAGGGAATCCTCACCGTGACCATGACCATGGAAGACGGGGCCAGCCTTTCGCAGAGCGAAGTGCACCGCAAGATGCTGGAAAACCTGATTCAGAAAGATGCCGACCTCATCCGTGATTTAGTGAACTGGCAGCTCATCCCCCGCATGATACGTCACGGATTTCCGCTGAAGGGATTCCGCTTCGCATGGGATGAATCGGTGGACTATACCCCCGAACAGCAGGTGGCCTACGAGCGTCTGCTGCTGGAGCATTACGAAGTAGATCCGAAATACTTTATCGACAAATACAACATCCCGCTGAAACGAAAGAAAGACATTTCCTCCGTAGCGGTTCCGGAAGTCAGGAAAACGGCACAACAAAAATCAGGAAAGGAAGAGCAGAAACTGGCATTACCGGAAGGAGAACACCCTTTTTTCGACTAAGCCCCGACGATTATAAGGGGCTGCATCAGCGATACGCCGAAATACTGAAACTGGCGGCTGAGGAAGAAAACGAAACGGAAGACGAAGTGGAGTTCCCCACCCTGGAATCCGGATGGATGCTGCTCATGGGATGGCTCTACCAGCAGGCAGAAATCTCGCCTGAAAGCCTGACCGCCGAAGAGGTGCAGCGTTTCATCCGCACTCATTCCGACGTGCTGGACGGAGCGGTAGATATCGCCCTGAAGGAAGTACCTCTGGATGACATATCGGTGCAACGCCTGAAGGAATCGAACTACGTGTTCAGCGGCATCAAGACCTTCCATGAACTGAACGAGGCTTTCCCCTCCCTGCTGGATGAGGAAGGAAACCGCAAGCCGTTTAATCAGTTCTTAAATGATGTTCAAAAGGTATATGATGCCTACAACGTGCAGTATCTGCGAACAGAATACAACTTCGCCCAGGCTTCCGCACTGATGGCCGCACGATGGAAGCAGTTCGAACAGGACGGCGACCAATATAACCTCCAGTACCGGACCATGTATGACAAACGGGTACGACGTACCCACCGGATGCTACATAACATCACCCTGCCCATCGAAAGCCCGTTCTGGAACAAATATTTTCCGCCGAACGGATGGGGCTGCCGCTGCACCGTAGTACAGGTGCGCAAGGACAAATACCCCGTTAGCAACGAGCAGGAAGCCATGAACCTGGGCAGTCAGGCCACCGCCGGGAAATATCAGGAAATGTTCATGTTCAATCCCGGCAAGCGGATGACCACCTTCCCGGCATACAACGGCTACACCCTGCGCAAATGTAACGGATGCGACTATCGCCCCGACAAGATGAAGCTGGCCGCCGACATTCCGGACAATGAGGTGTGCCGGGCATGCAGGCTGCTACAGGAAATACGTGCCGGAAAAGAGCGGTTGCAGGAACAGCGTAAAGCTGCCCGACAGTGGGCTAAAGAGAATCTGGTCGGTAAAACCGTGCTGGTGCAGGGAATACAAAACCCTGTGGAATTTACCTCAAACGGTATCAAGGAAGCATTGAACCAGCCTCACAAATTTGTAAGGGCAAAGAATGAAGCAGTCTATAATCTGATTAATCTGCTGAAAGATGCCGAACACGTTTTGGAACGTCCGGATGAAAAAGGGAATCCCATGGTCATGAAATATCATTACCTGCGCATCCGCATAGCCGATGAAGATTCATTTGCCGTAATCCGGGAACTGGTGGACGGAAGATGCCAGTTTTATTCCATCGTGGAGAAACTGAAAAAAAGAAAAGAGAGCGACTGAAGCCTTTAGTGAAGGATCTGCAATCCAACCCAGTACCTCGAGTCACTCTCTCTTTTGCAAATATACGATTAATTCATTAAAAAACAATGTATAATGGCTGAAAAATCAAACCAGGTAACCCGTCATCTCCAGCGGCGCATCAACCTGCTGGTAAGGGAGACACTGAAAGACATACGTACAGAAGCTTTGGATGAGTTTGACCGGAACTTTGAGCGCGAAGCCTTCTTCAATGAGAAGTGGGCACGCCGCAAATTTAACAACGACAAGAGCCGGGGACTGCTCATCCGCACCGGAAACCTGCGCCGTAGCATCACGGGGCGGGTAACCGACCGTAACAGTGTGGTAATAGAAACGACTGAGCCGTATGCCCGGATACACAACGAAGGCGGCACTATCACCGTAACCCGCAAGATGAAGAAATACTTCTGGTACCGCTATCAGACCATAACCGGAGGAAAGGCTGCCGACGGATTCAGTAACAACCTGCAACGGAAGAAAAACGGCGCACCGCGCAACAACAAGCGGAACCGTGCGCTTACCGCCGAAGCGGAGTTCTATCGTGCCATGGCCATGAAAAAGGCTGGAAGTAAAATCACCATACCAAAACGCCAGTTCATCGGAAACCATCCCGACCTGGAAAAACTGCTGAAAGAAATCTTTTACAATAACGCTAAAAACTTTGACGCACTATGAGACGTATGCTTTATCTCGGCTTGACCGAAGCTCTGAAAGAATTGAAAGACGAAAGCGGACAGCCGCTTATCCGGCACATTGACCTGTGGAACGAGCAGGTGGAGTTCATCGAACAGGAAGAGCCGTTCGACACTCCGGCTGTGTTCATCGAATTCCGTCCCGTGCAGTGGCGCACATTAGGAGGAACCACCCAGCAGGCCGATGTCCCGTTCCGGCTGCATGTGGTCACCAAATGGAAAGGAAGCGCAAGGGACGGAAGCATGTTTCAGGAAGAATCGCTGGCACGCTTTGATTTGCTGGATAAGATTGATGCGCACCTGTTCAATTTCTTCCTCTCTGTCCGAAATGAATCTGTCTGCATGACCCGCCGCACGGGAAGCAGCACCAACCACAACCACGAAGAACTGGTGGAAGACATCAGCGATTTCACCTGCCAGGCCACACAGACCTGTTAACCGAAAAGCGTCAGTTGCCGCTCTGCCTGGGCGATGCGTTCCGTCACGCGCGGATCGGCACTGGCGTTGATAATGTTGTAGAAAGTCTTTTCGCAGATGCGGTATTTCGGCCAGATATAGCGTCGCAGGATTTCACGGTTCGAAAGCCCGCTGCGTGCATGCTCATCGTAAATCCGCACAATATCCTGCACGCGGAAGGCATAGCTCATTCCCACTATTTTCTGACGACTTTTCCTGACCATATTACCCTGATGACTTTCCGCAAAAATACGAAAAAACGCACACAAATCAGCATATTCATGCATCTTTTCACACTGTGTTACGACTTGCTCAACGCATCCTCATTTTCCTGCCGTAGTTTTGCACTGTCATGACAAGCAAACCACATTATCAACCCTTTAAAACAAAACTATTATGGCAATCAATTACAGCGTTGCAAAGATGCTCAATCCGCAGGACCGTGAAAGCGGAGAGTACAAGTATTATGCCAAGGCACAGGCTTCCGGCTCAGTAGGTATCAACGAACTGTCGGAAGAGATAGCGTATGCCACCACACTGACCGACGGTGACGTACTCAACGTAATTCGTGCCCTGGTGAAGCGTATTAACCTGCACATCGCAGCCGGACAAATCGTGAAGCTTGAAAACCTGGGAAGCTTTCAGGCGCAGCTTCGCAGCACAGGAACCGCTACGGAAGACACCTTCAGTTCTGCAATGATTAAGAAGGTGACTCTCCAGTTCAGACCTGGCATCGGACTGAAAGGACAGCTTAACATCGCAAATCTGAGCTTCCACAAGGTCAAGAGTTTGCAGGAAGACAAAGAAGAACCGCTTCCTTAACTACTACGTAGTAAACCCATCATTACTACTTAGTAACTGATTAATTACCCCGTAGTAAACGCATTGTTACTACGGGGTAGTTTGTTTCTCTGATATTTTTATTATCTTTACGCTCAAACACAAACATTATGCACGCTATTTATCTTACTGACCTTGCACTGCGATACTTTCCCCGCTCTTCTGCCCGCAGTGCCGTTACCCAGCTTCGCCGCTGGATTAATCTCAACAAAGATTTACAAAAAAGACTGGACGAACTTCACTACAAGAAAGGACAGCGCACGCTTACGCCGCTTCAGCATGAAGCAATATGTCATTACCTGGGCGAACCCTGATTCATGAATAATTAAAATGAAAATCCCCGGCATCCGGTTGCGGTGTCGGGGATTTTTTGTTAGTCTTCGATGTAGTTCTCATTTTTAAGCAATTCTGTCATCATCCTATCACGGTAATCCTTAGTTTGGTAATTACCATCATATTTTTTCCATGACCTTGGATTCGACTTACTCTTGTACTTTATGTGAGGTAATGGAGTATCCATTCTTCTGAGAATGACATATCCGTTTTTACATAATTTTTCTTGATCGTTTGCGTTCATAACTTTAGTATATATTAAATCCTTCAGATTGTTCACAAAATTCTGCCATTGATTCAACTTTTTGTAAAAAATCTTCACTTGGAGGTTCAGACATTTTTCCAAAACGTGATATAATCATAACTTGTTCGGATTCTGTCTTTTTATCCCATTCCTTTCTTAAACCTCTTTTTACAAATACATATCCTCTAAAAAGTCGAGCCATAATCAATGCCTCTTCCTTAGAAACAGAAAAACCATCGTTACTTACCGGACTCCCATCATTACGAGAACCATCATATATATATTTACCTGGATCAAAAGTATTTTTCCCATAATTAAACAAATATCCAGCGCCTGTCTCTTCTAAAATAGTAGGCCATGTAAATATCATTCCAGATTTACTATATATTTCCTTGTTTATAGGTATCAAATCATATCCCATATTACTTTAATTTTTTATCAATCTTTTGTATATTATTTCATCAGCTCTTTTTATAGTTGCGACGCTTTGTCCATATGCATATATAAGCTCTTTGTCTAAGATATTACCATTTTGCAGCCACGTACGATACACATACGGATTCTTTGAACTTTTCTTTGCATGTGAAAGACTTCTGTAAGTCTTTTCTGTTTTTTCATTGTAAAAGCACTTGATGATGTAGTTTAAATCTTTTTCATTCATATTCAGTCCTCCATATCTGGTGTTAAATCTTTTACATAAGCCCAACGTATTATCTCATCCATAGTGTATGTTTTATCTATACATGTAACAGTATAACACATATTTCCGTTATACCCATAACCATAATAAACTATGCCAAAATTTAATTCCCCATCATTGGTCTGTATCAAGATTGCTTCTCCACTATAGTACTTGTCAATATTCCTATTCGGAAGTTCAGTATTGGGATGCCATACTGAATTGATTCTCCATTTAGCACCAGCAACAAAACCATCAAAAAAAGCACTATTATGCAAGTACGAAAACCTTTTATCACACCTATTTTGAGCTTCTTGCTTAATATCTTCTTCTTTCATAAATCAATAATCTCAATTTTCAGACTTGTTTTTAAATCACACATCATGTCTATTGTGTCGTTGTTTTCCACATCGAAGCAGATGCCCAGGTATTCCGGGTTCTGCTTCGAACGCTGCACCTTTAGGTCGCATGGGCGGCTGTGCTTGATCCATAAAAACATAAACTGATTGATTGCGCTGTAATGAACTTTGGCTGCCACCCTGCGAGGCTTGAACAGATTAAGGTTCTGGTTCTGCATAAGGTTCAATCTGCTTGATTACTGTTCCGCTGAGCCAGACGCGTCCGCTGCCCTGGCATTGCGGACACACTTTATTCTGGGGATATTCCCTACGCACATCTTTCTCTGCATACACGGTCACAGTGCCGGTTCCTCCGCACTGGCGGCAAAGGCATACGCGGCGATGGATATAGGTCTTTTCTGTTTTCATCTTCTGTCTGCATCATTAAATTCAGGTTTCACATCGGGTTCTGCTTCGTATGGATACACGTCCATGATGGCGGTTTCGGCTACGGAAGCTATCACGTAATCGGCCAAAGTGTCTTTCATTCCTTCGTCCAGCTTCTTGATGGCATCGCGAAGGTCGGAAGCTTGCACCAGTACGTTGAATGCAGTACGCTTTTCTGCTCCACTCTTTTCATCCAGTGTAATAAACCAGAGTTTACATTTGAACCAGCGGTTGGCAGACTCTTCTTCACTTGGGAACAATTCATTGTAATTAGCTTTTGCAACTCCAGACACCTCAAACTCACCACTGATAAAAGGTGTCATCTCTTCGATGATACGGCTTTCGGCTTCGGTAAAGCTGAGAGCGTCTACCAGATAGGGTTCTGTTACTTTCTTGTTCATTCCGTTTTCCATTGTCTTTTCGTAACGGATTTTGCATGTAAACCAGTTGTGCATCATAATTCTTCTGTTTTTGTTGAGTTCTTAAATATTACGTTAGTGTGGTCTCTTCTTGAATCGTCCATACAGCGAAGATCTTTTTCGTAGCAGGGGATGGCGTGTTCGAAAAACCAACATCCCGTGCAGGCAAATTCAGGGTCTTCCACTTCGGCTACTTCGAGCGTATGTCCGTTCCATGTGAACGTTTCTCCTAATTTGTGCTCCATGATTCTTTGATTTTATGTACGAGTTCATCCCATCCTTTCCGCGCCATGCGTGGTTCCATCCAGCAGAGCCAGCCAAGTATATCGAGCATTCTTCCCGCAAGTTTCAGGATGAATCCCAAAATAATCAGCGGCCCGATGATGATGGAAAATGCGGTGAACAGAATGATTTTTGTGCGATTGTTCATTATTCCAGGTAATAGGTTATTGCTACTTTGTTGTTTCGAAGGATAACAACTCCATATCCGCTTTCTCCTTTTACGATGTACACGAATATCGAAGTCCTATTCAGTATCATCCCTTTCCGGAGTATGACTATCTTTTCAAATATTATCCGTCTGAGCCGGTCGTAATCGTCATAATCGACTTCCGGAATAGGTCTGTCATATATTCGGGTAAGATATTCGTGAAGCTTGATCATCCAGCGCGGCCACTTGTCGCGCCGGATGGGTGAATTAAAGGTTAGTTCTGCCATAGCTATTCCAATTTAATGATTTCGCATTTTTTCAGGAAAGGAGACAAATTACGAAAATTGCAAGCATTGATGAAGCTGCTGAATTTCCTTGCCTTTTTAAGATCTTTGACAAAACATAATTCATACGAATAATCTGATGAGAGTTTTGGATACCCTTCTTTTAAATAGTCACCAGCTCCAGTCTTAATAACATATATTCCTTTTCCTCTACTTTTAATGTTTTCTCCTTTCCAACAATGTACGCAATGAGGTCCTGAAGGTGCATTATAATATCCTTCGTTTGGTCTTATTTCTATTCCACATATACAACAGAATAACTTATTCATCTTCCTTTTCCTCCTCAATCCAGAATGTGATTATAGGTGTATCGTAGAGCGTGTATACCGTAATGCGGTTATCTGTGAGTTCTATCTTATGGGTTACACCAAGAATATTTTTCGAATTTCGAACTATGTACACAAAATTGTTCAAGTATCTTTCGATGATGTCCATTTCTTCCTTTGCCTCCTCTTTCGTAAGAGATTTAATAGGAAATCTATTGTGATAGTATCCAGATACTTCCAATGCATATTTTGGAATAGGTTTCTTGATAAATTTTCTTTCAATTCTGTACTTTCCCATCTTTCTTCCATCCATTTAATTGGTAAACCTTGTCTCGTGCTTCCTCCGGTGAATGACACTCCGCTATGGGAGTGCCTTCACATGTGGACTGGGTGTATTCATTGCAATACACAATCCATAGAGGACCACGGCGTTCATACGTGTATTTAGGCCGTCTGGACCGCATCGCTTTCCTTTTTGGGTTCTACGTAGAAAGATTCGTCCTGCACCACCTCTACGCCGATATTGGCAAACTGTTCTGCAACTTCCGGTACGTCACGGTCGGCAAGCAGCTTGTCTTTTGCCAGTTCCTCCGTGGTGCGGATATAATCAGGAAGAAACTCTTTACAAAGGTTGGTTACGGCTGCCCAGGTGAAGCCTTTCCGATTCTTCAGTTTCGGGTTACCTGTGCGGAATCCGATTATACCGTGTGCCGATTCCAGACTTTTCTTTTTACTGAACAGCGTATCCTTGTTTTCGGTGGCGTAGGTCTGCATCACCTCAAAGGTGCGGTCTTTCGTTTCGTTCAGTTCTGCCAGCTGGTCGGCATACTTCTCACGAATCTTCGTCATTTCCTGGTCCATCTTTGCGGTGAGTGACTGGGCCTTTGCGTCGGCCATAGCGAATTCTGCAAATGCCTGTTCGTACTGTTCGCGGCTTACTCCGCTGATTACTGTTTTCTTGGTTCTTTTTGCCATAATTAATTCAGTTTTAATGATTGTTTAAATGATTATTAATTGTCGGTTAATTCGTCCTCCATTGCCACCATGTCATATTCCATTTTCATGGCTTCGTCGGCCTGCTGTCCGCAGAAGTTTTCCAGCTCACGGAGTATCGTTACACGGTCGCCGAAATCAAACTGCTGCATGCGGTTCATAATGTCATTCTGAATTTGTTCGATTGTATGTTCCATAGCTTAATCTTTTTTCTTGCTGTCTTTGTAATCTTTCACAACAGAGCTTCCGAGCAACTCACGTCTGCTGTAGTACACGTTATATCCTTTCTGATAGCGGGTAATGAGTCCTTTGTTTGCCCATTGCTTGATGGTGGTCTTTGCGCAACCAATCATGCGGCACGCATCGGCCTGACCTATCAGTTCATCGGGGGCTTCCGATATGTCTTTACGTGGTGCCGGTGCCACATCGCCCACTCTCAGTCCTAATCTGCGTTCCACTCTATCCAAGCGAAGAAGAAGCTTTTTGTACTCCGAAAGGCTCAGGGTAATTGTTTCCTCCTGTTCTTCCTCTTCTTCGGGTTCGTCTTCCAGATCCGGACAAATGGAACTGATACCAATCTTTCCTGCAAGGAATTGAGCTGCATCGCGTGCGGCATAGAAAAGAGTTTCGTTTCGTTCGTCTTCCGGAACGTCGCGCACATACCGATTGAATACCCATGATTCACTGCGCTTCATTTCCAGAACTTCCACCTGCATTCGGCTTGCTGCGTCTGTATAAGCCTTCAAGTGCTCGATGGCACGGTTTATTTCTGATTGCTTTCTCATATTGAACTTTTAACTATTAACTTTTAATTATTCACTCTTTGCGTGCCATTGCCTCAAATTGTCTTTTTACTTCCTTCAGCTCTTCCAGCGACATTTCAGTAAGGTTCTTGCGGAACTTGCTGCGTGTACGGCAGAACTGGTTTATCTTCGCTTTGTTCATCTCAAAATCGGCTTCCGTGTCATTCGTATAGTTCTTGTTAAGGCAGGATATACGGAACGACAGGGAAAATATCTGTTTCACCAGGGCACGTGCCTGTTTGCGTAGTCGGTCGGCTTCCTCACGGTTGAATCGGGTGAGCAACAACCCTGCTTCTTCCTTCGTCAGTCCGGCAGTGCTGTCGGTGCGCCCAGAAGTGAACTGACTGATAAACCCGTGGCGGTCTTCATCTGAAAAACCCATCTTATGGAATTGGGCTTGCAGTGCCTTCACCTGCTGAGGTGTAATGGGTCGGTCTTTCATCATTGTTTTCATGTATTTCTAATTATGAATTGTCAATTATCAATTGTCAATTGAAAAGATTATTCTTCTCCGTGATATTGCCGGGCTTTCTCCGGCACGATGTCGTAATATCCTACTGGACCGATAAAGCGTCCTTTCGAAAATGCCCTGAAGCCTTCCACGTATATTTTCAGACTGGCATCGTACATCACTCCTTTGGCTGCGCGTCCGTTGGGTAACTGGCCTTCGGCATGGCTGATGAAGATGAGCAGCTTCCGTTTGTGCTGCTCCTTGAAGTCGATGTACTGACGATAAGTCATGCGGGTGTACTGAAAAGAGTCGATTACCACGATGTCGGGGCTTTTCTGTCTCCGGAGGCGTATGCTGAGTTCCTCCATATTCTCGTTGTCAATCAGCAGGAACTTTTTGTTTACGTCCATCATTCCTGTACGCCGGATGGCATCCTGCATGGTTCGGCAGGCACCTTCCTCCATGCTGTCGTAGGCCACACGGCCAAAACGACACAAATACTTGCAGAGCTGGAGGGCAAAACTGGTCTTTCCGCTTCCGGAGTTTCCCCAGATGATCCAGACACCCCGGCGTTCAGGAGTGCCGAAAGCATCATACCAGGGACCTTTGAAATCCATCACATCAAACTTCATGGATAAAAGTTCACGAACCCCCTTCGCATTGCGGTCGAAAGTGAACTTCTTTTTCTGTGGGGGCGGTGTGGTATCCTCTTTATTCATTGCTTCCTCCTTTCCTCATGCGAGCTTCAGTGATACGTTTCTGACGGTGTATGCATCGTTTCACGCGGCGAAGGTCGTTGTCGCTTCGCTTGGCATCCTTCAGTACCTCTTCTATATCGGCACGGTCGGTCAGGTTGTTGGCCTGACAAATGGCGTAGATGTCATTCTCTTCCGTGGGAGACACATCGAAGAAACGGCGTCCGATTCGGCTGTTTATTTCCTTGTATCCTTTTTTGTTGTACCGCAATCCGGCATCCATTCTGCGCTTGATGTAGTCCGTGCTGAGGAAAACGATACCTGCATGACCTTCCAGACGGTTGTAGATGCTGATAAAGTAGTTGAATACACTGTCAGTCAGTTTGTCGCCTTCATCGAACACCAGCAGCGGGTTTCCCAGGAAAGAAATCATGCTGATGGCGTTCTCCAACATATCGCGGAGGTTGGTCGTGTCAGTAGGTGCGCCTACCTGCTTGGCTATCTCACGCACGAAGTCTGAGCGTCGCATATCTTCCGAACAGAGGATGTAGAACACGTTTCGGTGCGTGCGGCGGTATTCGATGGCCGCTGTGGTCTTTCCACATCCGGCATCACCCACAATCCATGTCACGTTCTTGTAAGCCTGTGCATCGCTCAGCGTAAAAGTGATTTCCTTGAAGGTCTTTCCTTCGTGAAGGTTCCATGAGTCGAAGGCAAAACCTATCTGCGTAGCGATACGTACAAACATTTCGTCGCTGATCAGTTCATACTTTCCGTTGCATAGCTGGCTCACGGTGGCCGAGCTTACGCCCTGCAAGCTTTCTGCGGCACGGTTCAACGTAGGGTAATTTGAGCGGTAGGCAATCAGTGCGCTACGCACCTGTTCTTTCATTTCTGTTGTTAATCCTTTCATTGTTTTAATAGGTATTTAAGTATTGTTTAATCAAATCGTTAGAATTTTCCCAAGCTGTCAAGTTCATCGAACGTCAGATTCGATACTTTCTTTGTCCAGTCTCCTGATGAGGCAAAGGTCAGCGGTTCATCTGCCAGTACAGGCTCTTCCGGAATATCCGTTTCGGGCATCGGTACCGGAGCTCCCAGTGTACCACGCTTCATTTCTTCGCGGTATCCGTCAAGCTGCTTTTCGCTCACAGCCACCGGACGCGGCAAACGAAGCTTTGTGTAGGCTTCGCCCATGGCTTCTTCCATAAACAGTTCCTCCTGGGCGATGTGCATGGCTGCACGTGTGCGGCGGTTGGCATCCATCTGCGCATACAGATAAGCGTTTTCCTCGTCGGTTCGTTCCAGGGTGGCACGGTGAATGGAGACTTTCGGTGTGGCGATGGCCGAATACTTGGCACCAGTGTCAGTCACCGCCCAGAGTTCGATGCGGGTCATGTCTTCCGGATCGTAGCGGTAGAGGAACTGACGGCCCACGTTCTGAAGGTGGAAGTTCATATCTACCAGTCCGTCGTCGCCATACACCATGTAGCTGTATTCCTGCTTGTTCATGCGGAAGATGAAACCTTCCTTGGTGTATTGCACCGGAGCCTGAGAGAACAGCATGAAGATTTCGTGTGCTTCGTAATCGTCAAGCGGCTGTGCCTTCGGATTCTCTATCGCGGTGTACATTTCCCTTCGTGTCATGCCGGTTGGGCTGGTAGGATGCTGCATCGAGTTCCATTCTTCGCGGCAGTCGGCATATTGCTGTTTCAGTTCCTCCAGCGTGGGAAGCTGGTCAATGTTTGCCATTACCAGGTCAATGTTCACACGGCTTGAAAGCTTCTTTGCCGTAATGTTCTGACCGGTGAAGTTGTAAAGCTTATGAAGTACCTGCTGCTGGAATCGTCCGAAAGCGGACTCTATGGATTTGGACTGGCCGTTGTGCGGCATCGTGGTTTTGTGAAGATGGCATAGCTTCTTGAAGAATCCCTGCGAAGCCAGCTTCTTGTGTCCTCCCTGGTTATCGGTCACTATCTCATAAGGCTTCACCTTCCATGTCTGCAGTGCCATCCGGTACGCCATGTACTGGTTGTAGAAGTTTTCGCCGTCGCCGATAAAGTAGCCGAGGAACAGTTCCGTGCAGGCATCCATCACCTCGTACACATCCGTGGTTCGTGCCACCCATCGCTTCTGCCTGTCATCGTATGCACGGTAGTAAAGGTTTATCTTCGTACCGTCTGAATACCACAGCGAGTTAGGCATGGACGGCATTACCGTATCGAAGGTTGGCATATACTTGTTCTTGAATTCCCTTTCTCCATTTACTGCGGCATACCACCAAACCATTACCGCCGGATCGTTCAAGTAACTGTGCATCGTAGTAGGACTCTTGATAGTCTTTAGTCCGCGAAGCACCGCCTGACGGTTGTATTCCTCGAAGAGCTGCATATCGGTGTAAACAGGGAACTTGCTTCGGCGAAGCTTCAGCAGAAGAGCACCTTCAGCCTTTCCGATGCGGCGTGCGGCACTGTTGCCCAGGTTACCGCTAACCAGCACCACGTATCCCTCACGCTTGTAAGCGTTGAACTTCTCTCGCAGACGGGCCGGATTTTTCGGCAGTGTGTGGCCTGTAATTTCGCGGAGACGCTCACAGCAGATCTGAACGCTGCTCCATGTTTCCGCACGACGGGCAAAACCTCCTTTGGCGTGTTCCACACTGCGTGCCTTCTCCGTACGCACCATCTCATTCATCACCTGGGCGTTCAGGATGTATTCCAGTTGTCTGGCAGACTCGATACGCGGCTCAAATTCCTTGAAGAACCGTACCGCTTCGGCATCGAACCGAATCTGTGTGTTGATGTACTTTTCCTGCTCACGCTGTTTCATTTCCTCGTATGCATTCTTGAATGTGTCATCGTATGCTGCACGGAGCCGTTCCGGCATGGAGCGGTAGGCAATCAGTGCCTCGCGTCCGTTACCTCCCCGCTGGAGGAGGGTAAGCTTGCCTTCACGTACATACTTGTCGTAAGTGGGCTTACTGATAATGCCACCACGAACAAGTTCCGTAAAGCTGACGCATAATGTGTTTCCGTACATTTCCATGATTAATTCGTTAAGATTGTAGTCCGGCTCCGGGACTTGAACCCGGACGGCAGCCACCTGACTAAGTTCTGCAAGCCGTGTGTGATTCATTCCTTTTTCTGTGCTTTCTTATCCTCTCTGTCCAAACGTATTGCTGCAGGTATAAGTGCCAGGCAAAGGGTAACGGTTATAATCAAGTTCATTGTTCCATCTGTCAGTCGGTTCAGTATAGCTGCTGCCAGTATCAGCAGCAGATAGCGTGTAGTAGTATTGATTCGTTTCATGATTCTATAGTTTTAGTGTAGACCTTAAAAGATTCTTTTTGCGGGTAATAATATTTTCTGCATTTCTCTTTCATCTTTTCAGCTTTATACTCTGTCTCGTAATCAAATTCTCTTATTCTTTCTGTGGTTCCATCCAAATTGATGTAATCCACACATACAGTATATATCTTCATGATTCTATGTTTTGAGTTTTGAGCCATCCCTATTCTCTCGAACTGGGAATGGCAAGGATTCATCACTTATGCAGTTGGTTGTAAATTATAGTTGAATAACTTCTGCATACGGGTTTTCCATTTCCTTCAGCTCATAGAGCTTTGCTCCATGATTCAAGGCATACGAACGAATAAGTCTTGCTGTAGGGCTATTGGTATCGTATGTCAAAGCCGAACGAACAGAACGGGTTGTTACTTTCAGTTTTGCGGCGATTTCCTCCTGAAGTTCACCGCTTGCTTTAATGAGTTTTCTTGTTTCTGCCATAATTCTATTGTTTTATAGTCTTTATTTTGTACCTTTAGGGCGTGTTCCTATTGGAATACTTTGCAAAAGTAGACAATATTTTGACCAAAACAAATTAAATAGCCAAAATTATGACTTCAAAAGACAGAATTTTGATTTTTATAAAAGAAATAGGGATAAAACAGGCTGATTTTTTCAGTCTTATAGGAGTCTCTGCGTCAAACTTTAAAGGAGACGCAAAGAAAAGTGAACTTGGCTCTGATAAAATAGTCAAAATATTGACCCAATATCCTAATTTATCACCAGATTGGCTTCTTCTCGGAGAAGGAAACATGCTCCGCTCAGAGGACAAAAAAGAAGACGAACTTCCATCCGTGAACCAAATCTACGAAGGGGCCCCCTACTTTAATATAGATTTTATAGGTGGTTTTGATGTGATTGTGAATGATCAGACACGAAATCCTGATTTCTATATCAATTATCCTCCCTACAATCAGGAAGGAGTAGTATGGTGCAACCTTACCGGACACTCAATGGAGCCGGAGATAAGCAATGGTGACATTATCGCCTTACGCGAAGTAACGACACCTATCCAATATCTTCCTGCAGGAGAAATATACGGCATCGTTACGGCTGAATACCGCACCGTGAAAAGAGTCAGGTTAAGCCAGAAAGAAGGTTATGTACGGCTTATTCCTTCTAATAAAAGCGAGGAGTTTTGTGAGCAGGAAATCCCCATCAGCATGATTCTAAAAGTATATGCTGTTTTGGGAAGTATCAGAAAATTCTTTTAAACTAAAAGGTCATAGTATATGCCTATTCCCTTGTTGATTTTTCTTATATTTTTGGTTTTAGTTATATTGCGATATATATTCTGGCCAAATTTAAATGACACTTCTAAAGCGACTATAGAATCGAATAAATTCGTTATGGATACTGATGGAACTCGAATCTTAGTTAATTCTGGTACCATTTATCAATTTATGGAAAGTCTCCAATTAATTGAAAACACATCAAATATTGATACACTTAAAAGCAGAATTGATTTTACAAAAAAACTTTTTAAGCGTATAAAGATTGCATACATGAATGATCAGAGAGGCTACATGGCGGCTTCTTCTAAAGCAAAATCAATGATTAAAAGAGCATACCCTAAATACTATTCTTCGTATGATATGAACTCATTAATGAATCAGGACGAAACTTATTTGAGCAATTTTTATAGTGAGAATGTTGTACGATGTTTTGAGGAATATAAAGAAAAAATGATTTTAGAAATATCTAAATTAAAGACAACTCCTGCAAAACAGAAAAGAATTGAGAATGTAAAGTCATGCTATAAAACATGCTGTGAAACTCTTTCATTTGATGAATGTAATATACATATGGAAAACTTAAAAGAACTGTATGAGATATTCCTACTTATCTATGAAGAATCTAATTGAAAACTAATAATCTATTTGTTATTATGAGACTGGTAAATATTACCATGACTGAAGAGCTGGCTCAAAAGATAGATAACCTTTTGAAAATGGCAACCACATCCAATAATCAGGTATGTGCGCCTGTAACAAATGACGATGAGTTGAATGAATATATCGCAATAGGTGAAATTCTTGAACCGATGGGCTATGCCAAAAGACTGACAGGAAACCTTTTTCACATAACTCCTGCAGGAATGTATTTCGTTAAGACCGGAGGTTTTACGTCCATGTATTGGGAAAAAAGAAATGAAGAGGAAAAGAAAAAGAAGGAAGAAGCTAATAAGAAAAAAGATGAGAAAATAAAGCTATGGCTATCCATTTGGGCTGGTGTGGCTACTCTGGTCAGTCTGTTCCTCGCTTTTTTGAAGTGATGACATGCGTTTTACCATCCGCTGAACCTCTTGTAATGCTCTGTCTGCGATATTATCTCCTAAAACAGGAATTACACTATGACCTTGTTCGCATACAATACAAGCTATCTCACGCAAAGCAAATTCATATAAAGTCACTTTGCGCTGATTATCTAATATTGTTCGAATAATTCCTGTCAT